TGGTTACGCTGTGCGGTTTTACTTTAGCAGTTAAACCTTATTTAAGCGACGCTATAATATATGCAGCTATTGTTTTAATAAGTATAATGTTTTCAAACGTTTATCTTATAATAAAAATAAAAGGATGAGAAAATTAGCAATAATAGGTGGTATAAGCCTAGCTAGCTTTGCAGCTGGCAATATGATACTACATAAACAAAAAATCAATTTAAATCCTAACACTTTAGCTATAGTTAGTGGAGGTTTTATATTTGCTTTTGGTATTACTTATAGATTCTAAAATTAAAATTATGTGTGAAAACTGTCCGGGTGGATTTTGCCCATGGTGTTAAATATAAAAAGGGGAAGTCGTAATGACCTCCCCTTTTTTGGTTACAGGAACTTTGGGTATGGCGCCCAGTATTTTATTGTTCCTTATTTTTTATTCATTTCTATTATTTCTTCTATTAAATCTGATTCTTTTTTTAGCTTTTTAATTCTCATTCTAGGGTAACCTAAATCTTTTAGCATTTGAATTTGTTCAGACCTATTAAGCTTTTTTAATGTTTTATAATCTGTAGAACCTTTAGCTTCTTTAACTCTAGTTTTAGATCTTTCTTCTTTAATTTTTATTTTTTCTTCTTTTGTTTTAGGAGCTTTAACAATTTTTTTCTTGTCTTTTATTTGCCACTCTGGCCAACCTAACATCATAGCAACTCTTTGCCATGTCTCTGCGTCTTCTCCCATAGCTCCAGCTATATTGTTTGCTTTAGTAAATAGCCTATCTAAAGGTATGTTAGTTGTTGCAGAAACGACTTTTGAACCAGCTTCGTAAGCTGGATTATCTATAGCAAATCCTTTTTCAACCATATCGTCTCCATATTTGTCTACCATATATCCAGCAGCTTTTAATTTAGAAACTTTAGAGTCTATTGGTGGAGAAAAATCTAATAACTTCCAAGCAGAGTCAACATATTCAGGTCTTTTTCTTTTTGATCTTTCGTAAACATCAAGAAGTAAGTTTTTAGCAACTGACACTGCAGCTCCACCATAACCTAATCCCCTGAGCAATGAGTCAACCATACCATTAGCTATACCAACATATTTCTTTTCTCTTTTTTCTGTCTCCTCATCGTCATCTCCAAAGCCTACAGCAAATAAAGCTTGTTGAAGTACATTGAATACAAGGTTTTGCATAGCTCCATAATATATTATTTTAGATACATTGTTTTTCCAATCACCTCTTTTGTTTTTAAGATCACTAGCAGCTTTCTTTATTATTCTAGCGTATTGAGAAGGTGTGTTAGCAAATGCTAATATAACTCTACCAACGTTACTTGCTTGTTGCTGTGATATTCTATCAGGTCTACTTGATTGTTGAGACTCTTCAGCTATCTCTCTAAAATCTCTAAAAGCTTTTTCTTCAGCTTCTTTTTGAGACATGCCTTCTTTTAATGAAACATTTATTCTATTTCTATAATAAGTAGCACCACCTGAAGCAATAGCGAAGCTATCAGCTATTTGAGTAGGTAAAAATCCTTTTTGAAGTAAGTAGTTTAAAGCAGCTTTAGCCTTGTTCTTACTTGTAGCTGCAGCATCAGCTATTTCAGACTCAGATATATTAAGTTTTAAACCTTGTCTTCTATCTTTTAAAAAGTCTGAGTTCATTAATTTTGTAAAATCTTTCCAGTATTGAGGTTGATTAGCAAATGCTTTACCAGCTTTGTAAATATTATTATCACTCCAGTTAATAAAGTTTATAGAAGATATTGTTTGAAGTACAGCTGATCTAGTGTTAAAGAACATTATAGCTCCAATAGATCCATTAATATAATCTAATACTTGGTTACCTATTCTGCTTTCGCTGAATAATCTGTTTTTACCAGTCTTCATTCTTGATAATACATTTTGCAAAGCTTCTCTATACTTAGGCCCATATATAGCCTCCATCTTATTTAAATTTTCTTTAGAAAATATTATATCAGCATTTGTCTGCCATTCTTCTAAATACTTAGCACGCTTAACAGTGTTTAAACCGTTTATTAGATCAGTTGTTATTGTACCAACTAACCAAGATTCTTGCGGCACTGGATAACCATCTGATTTATTTATAGCTTGTAATTGATCTGCAAATACTTTTAGTTTAGGATTTTTATCAATAACTTCAGTTAAATCTTTTAAATCTCTTTTGGATATACCAGGTATTTCTAAACCTTGTTTGTTCCATAAGTAAACTCTTACAGCTTGTTCGTTTGTAAAACCATCAATAGCTTCTTTACGTAAATCTTTAGGTACTTCTAGTTCTTTTTTAAGAGCTTTAAAATCATTCATCAAATTAACTCTATCTCTTGATAAGTTCTCATAAGCTCTTGCAAAAGGATTTAATAATCTTTCTTTATACCAAGCCATTTGATCGTCACCTAGTTTACCTTTAGCTAATGTTGGATATAATAAACCTACAAAGTCTTCAGCTGATGGTGGAATAAAGAATTTAAACTTACCTTTACTAGCTCCAACTGTTTTAGCTCTAGCATCTGAATAAACTTTTTCCGCACCAATACCAGATTTGTTTTCTAGTATTTTATTAAAGTCAGAGTTTAAATCTTTTGACAAAGAGAATTTAGCTTGTTGAACTTTAGACTTAACATCGATCACAGACATTACGTCTTTAACTGCCTTAACATTTTGATAAGCATCATCAGCAAAGTAAAAGTCGTTGTAGCCTTCCGCTGCTTTATCTACCATCCAATTAGCTTTAGCTTCACCTGTAGAGTTGCCTAAACCAGTTATATTTTCTAATGGTATATTTAATCCTACACCATCTAAAAATTCTTTAATAGCTACTTGAGCTTCAGGTGCTCTAGCTGTTAAAACAAATACATCTTCTGTCCCTCTTGCTGCTTGTATTTTTTTAGCTACTTCTAACAATGGACCAGGTTTACCTTTAGTTACTTTATTAAATTCAGAAAAGTCAAACACATAGCCTTCATCTAAAAGCTCTTTGCCTCGTTTAGCGAACTCTTCAGCATTTAATTTACCTTCAGTTCCATCAGGCGCTGTGAACAAAACATCTGATTTAGTAGTAGCTAACGTGTCATCAAAATCAAATACTCTAATTTTTTTAACAGGAGCATTGACATCTCTAGCAATATTTAAAGCTTCATCTATACTAGCAGCTTTACTTAGTAAATCTTGAATATTTAAATTACCTTCTACATTTAAAACTTTAGAATCATTAAGAGTTTTATTAGTACTTTTACTAGCTTTTAGTTGACTTGGTGCTATTTTTAAGTATTGATCTAATTGCTTTTTAGCTTCTTTAATATCTAAATCTTCTAATATTACTTGTTCAACTAGGTTATTTTGAAAAGCTGAAACATTTTGCATAGAACTAAATTTATTATCTATACCTAGTCCAAATTCTTCTATTATAGATTTACCGGTTACAACATTTTTTATAGTATTTAAATTAATACCAGCCATTGCCATCCTTATAATAGGATCTGTAGTTATATTAGTTCCATTTGGTAAAGTCGCTGCGTAGTCTATATCTAACTTTGAATCATCTTTTTTAGATAATACTGTTTGGTGAAAGTTTTTTCTAACTTCTTTCATTATCGGTTTAGCAGCATTATTTTTTATAGCCCACAACAAGTTAGCGCCAATTACAGAGGCTGGAGGATTATGCTCTTCTCTATATTTTTTTGTACCATCTTTCTTGTCTCCGTACTCAAAAACGTCAGACATATATTTAAAAGGCGCAGCTGTTTTTATAAGACCACTAGTCGCTTGATAACTTTGTATTATAATCATACCAGCTACGTCCATAGACATTCCATCTTGAACTGCTTGAGCAAGTTTATTAACAACATGATCTAAAATTTCCATATTTAAATCACTTTGTTTCTTTTTGTTATCTAAAAAACTTTTTGTTATTTTACCGTCTTTTGGTAGTTTTATTTGTTTAAAAGTGCCTTCAAATGGAGATTTTTCAACATTTTCAACTAGCTTTTTGTAAGCAGGATCTTTTGTACTATAATACAATCTACCTGGTTTAGCTACATAATCATCAAACTCTGCTACTTGTTTTTTATTTACTCTAGTAAATTTTCCATCTTTTTTCTGCTCAAATAAAATGTATTCACCATTAGTTCTTTTAATCCACTTTTTACTAGCTTTAGGATCTCTTACAAATTTTCCATCTTTAAAATCTCCATAAAAAGTTTGCCTACCACCACTACCCATCATACCAGCAGCAACTATAGACATGTCTAAGTATTTAGCAGCTTCTTGCATTAACGCTTGAAGCTTTGGTCTAGTAGATTCATTTATAGCTTCAGATTTAAATCCTAAAACTTTAGCTATAGCTTTTTTATCTCTTAATAAAGCTAATTCATTTAATTGATTTTGTATAGGTTTAGTAGATAAACTAAACATAGCAGTTGGTGTACCGCTTTTAATGTCTTGCAAAGCAGATTCAGGCATACCTTCTTTTTGTAATTGCTCTCTAACTGTTTGATTAGTTATAGCTTTACCAGTTTGATTAGCTAAAGCAATTATTCTAGCAGATATATTTCTATCATCTCTCGTTGGTTTACCATCTACAAACCCAAACACTTCTAAAAACTCATTAGAACCTATATTAGGTTTTTTAATCTGCACATTTAATCCAGCACCTGTTTTAGCTCTTACACTACGTTTGTTGTAAAACTTATCAAGTAATACTTTAGGAACACCAGTAGATTTAAAATCTTTATTATAGCCATCAGGTAATAAAGCTTTTAATAAGTCAACATTATTCTTTATGTATCTTTGAGCATTAGCTATTTCACTTTTGGTTAAATTAGCATTACTTAGTATTTTATTAGGTGATATACCAAATGCTTCACCAATAGTTTCATTAGCTAAGTTTTTAAGAGTTTTATAATTAACCTTTGATAAATCAACATCTTTTACTTTATCACTAACTTCTTTTATAGCTTTCTCTTCTAAGTTTAATCTTTTTGCTACTTTAATCTTTCTCTCTGCTTGTCTTATTTCTTTTTCAGTTCTATCATCAGTTGTAGTTTCTGAGTCATCTACAACTTGTCTAGCTTGTTCTGAGTCAATGCTAGTAGTCTCTGATTCTTTGCCTATTTGTTCATCATAAAAAGCTTGACGTTTAGGTCTTATATTAGAATTAATCCAAGTAGAAAACTCTGTTGATCCGTCATATCTTCTTAATATACTATCAAACTCTTTATTAACAAATGATATAGCTTCTTCTGGAGCTATAGTACCTTTAGATATATCATAACCTAAAGCTTTTAAAGCTACATTGTCGTATTGCTTTATTAATTCTTCTACGTCTGTATTAGCAGGATCAGCTTTATATTGTTTAGCCAAGTCTGTTACTTCAGATTTAGAAAACTCAGTTTTAACATCTTGATCAGCAACTTTTTTAGCAGCTTCTATAGTTTCAGGTGCTAATTCACCTTTAGATATTTGTTTTTGATAGCTTTTAATAAAGTCGTAAACATCTTTACCAGTTTCAAATTTAATATGTCCATATCCTTTACCTTTAAATATAGGTATTATTTTTTCACCTACTTTAGTAAATATATTTTCATTAAATTTAACTTTTCTATTACCAATTAAATCTGCAAAAGCTGTAAAATATTCTTGCATGTATTCAGACTCTGGTCTTTCAACTCTGTTACCTCGCTCATCTGTAGTAAACCTATAGTTATCATCTATTCTTTTTTGAATTAAATTAGCTGTTTCTATAGGTAATATAGCTTTAAATTCATTTACTAATCTTTTTAATTGACCAGGTTCTTTAATATTATTATCTAATATACCATGTAATAACTCGTGAGCAGGAACGTTGACATTTCTTACTTTTTGTGCAACTTCTTTATTAATATATATATCACCTTCAGTGTCTATAAAACCATCAGAACTTGTGACGTTCATAGAGTTTTTCTTACCAAACTCCGTGTTGTCGTAAGCTTTTTGATAATCTTCTTTAGCGTTATAATCATTAACTGTTCTACCTAAATCTTTAACACCTACTGTTTTAATATTTTCATTTAATCTTCTATCTACAGACTCTCTTATTAAAGCTTGATTTTCTAGTTCTAAATTAGCAAGATTCTGTACATTAGCTTTTCTTACAAAAATAGAGTTAGACTGTGCTCTTTTCTTTTCTTTATTTATTTTATCTATATTATCAGCATAAGCTTTTAACTCATCAGGATTCATCATGTTTAACTCCTCACTAACTTTTTTCTTAGTGTTTATTATTTTATTTTCTTCGTTAGCTATTTGAGCTTCTATTATATCTACATCTTCTTGGTTATTAACTTCCTTTATCTGTTCATTTAAGTTATTTATTTCTAAAGCCGCATCGTTAATTATTTTCTTATCTGAATTTGGAGTTAACGTGTATTCAGCAGCTGTTCTAACTGATTGTTCACTACTTTTTAAAGCTCCTGTAGTAACTATGCCTCCACCAGTTAAAGTTCCAATTATACCAGCATCAGCCCACTTTTTAATGTTTTTTTCTGTAAATAAATCAGGTAATTCATCTTTTTCAAATGTGGCTATATCTATTAAGTCAGTTGTAAATTCAGTAGCAGCTTCAGATAAGCCTTCAGCAGCTGGATCAGTTGCAAGTCTTTTTATTACATTTGTAGAGTAATTGCTTATTAAGTCTTTTGCAGCTTTATTATTTCCAGAATTTTTAAGCAATCTAGCTTTTGACAATATTCCTCTAGTGACTAACTCGAAACTAGCTTCAGCTGTTCCTGCTAATATAGAGTTTAATAATATAGTTTTAGTTCCTTCTTCAGGGTTTTCTTCAAACTCTTCATCAAACTTATTACCAGCAGAGCTTGTGCCTAAAGCTATTAAACCACCTGGACCTAAATAAGCAAGCGCTAATGATGGAGCAGATTCAAAAACCCCTCCAATAGCTCTATCAGCTGCCTGCGCATAATTACCATTAGCTATGTCATCAGTAATGCTTTCAGAATCGTACTCTCTAACATAGTTGCCTAGTCCTTTTATAATGGCATCGTATGTTTCAACACCTAACGAAGCATCTTCAACTCCTTTCAACACTTTTAAACTTTGTATTTTTTGCTCGGTAGTTATTTCAGGATTAAAAACATCTAAAGCAATATCAGCTCCTGTTAAAACTAAAGATGTTTTAAATTGCTCAAATCCTTTAGCTGTGCTAGCTATACCCCTACCTAATCTAGCTATTTTATCTTGTATAAAGCCAACTTCTTCTTCTTTTTCTTTAGGCAACAAGCTTACATCTAAAGATTTAGTTTTTATATAATTATCATAAGCAGGCCTTTCTGCCATTTTAAACAAACCTTTGTCAAATCTTTTCTTAGTGGTGTCTATTTTTATTTCTTCTTTTGTAGGCTCACTTAAAGAAATATCTTTTATTACTGAAGAGTCTTTGATTGTATTGTCTTTATCTACAACAACTTCTTCTTGTGTAATAGACTCTTTGATAACTTGCTTTTGCTCAGGCAGATCAAGTGAATAATATTCTTGTATTTGTAAAACTTTATCATCGTTTATATTTCCAGGATCATATTTTTCATATAAATCATTTATCATAGAAACGTTGTCTCCACCATAGTAGTCCACTATACTGTCAATTTTAACTTGATCAATATCTTGATCAGCATTTTTAGAATAAAAATCTACTAAAAAATCTTCTATTGGCATATTTTATTAAATTGGAGATTCAGTGTTTAACATGTTAATAATCCACTTGTTCAAAGCTTCTCTATCCATTAATATATCATCGCTTATATTGTCAACGTCTAATATTTTATATCCAGTAGGTTGCTTTGTGATATTATTATCGGGTAATTTTATATAAATAGAATTTTTATTTATTTGATCTTCTTTAAACCAGTCTTTTAAAACGGCATCTGTGCCTTCAACAATGACACCTGGACTTTCCTTTAATAAACCAATTTTTAAATTTTCTTTAAACTTTCCCTTGTCAAATTTCTTATCTACTTTAATTAGTCCTTCACCAGACTCAGTGCTAGGCGCATCAAAAAAAGCAGGTTTAGCGGCTGTTTTTACTAAGTCATAATAATCTTTTTTAACTTTTGTTTTAAGTTTTTCTTTTTTACTACTACTAGTTTTAGTTTTTGGTTTAGGAAGTTTTATACTTTCTTTAGTTCTTACATTTTGATTTGAAAATTGTTGTTGAGCATATTCAGCTTTAGCTAGCTGAACTCTTTCTCTTTGTTCTTGAGATCCTGTCCATACAGCATTACCGTCTTTATCAAGAGTGTCTTCAGGACTAGCTTTATAGTTGCCAGTAAATGTTAAAAACTGAAAATCATCACTGCTGTTTAAAGCTATTTCAGCTTTGTTATTTTTCATTTTTTCAAAAGCTATACTATTTTGTTGTTCGTAAATTTGATCAACACTTGTTGTTATACCTCTGCTTTTGTTATAAGCTTCTGTTTGTTTAACTAGTGCTGGAATGTCTTTAGTTAGCCCAGTCCAATTAGCTTTATAACCACCGCTTATAGCTTCTGAGTCAACAAATTCTATGTGGTGTCTTCCACCATTTTCCATAGCTGCTGCATTGCCTTTCATGTTAAATTCAAAAACTTCTCCGTTAGAATTTTCTTGCGAAAGTATAATGCTACCGTTTTCAATTCTTGATTTAACAGCTTTTACATTATTAGCTTTGCTTCCTGCTCCTCCGTATAAAGCTACGTTGTTGTAAAATTCTGCAGCTTTTGGATTTGAATTAATACTAACTAAACCACTTTTACCTTCTTGATTCATTTGTTGAAGCTTTTTAGCCATGATGTTTATCACTTCTAAATTACCACCTAAATTTTCTACAGAGCTTATTAAATTATTTTCTTTTCTTAAAGCTTCTGTTTGATCTTCACCCATAGTATTTATGGTTGTTTTATATAGATCATCAGCTTGAAGTCTAAGAGCTTGAGCTAAGTTATTGCCTAACGATTCATCTGAAGACTCAATCTCACTTGCTTGTTTGTAAACTTGCATCTGCTGTTCTAAAGCAGCTTTTTTATTCAAGTTTATCATAGCAACTTGATTTTCAAAGCTAGTACCAAGATTTTGTATTGCTTGATTTATAGCAATACCACTTTGATCTACTAGTCTTTCTTCTCCTCTTGTTAATCCTGGTTTTGAAAATGTTCCCATATTTTTTATTAGTTTGGTAAGTTAGTGTTTCTAATGAACTCTTCGTATTCAGCGTTTGATTGTGGGTCATTTGAATCCCACCTTACTATACCACTCTGAGAGCTAGGATTTAAATAATTACTTACTTCTTCATTTGTCATTAAACCTTGTTCAAATCTATATGCATCACTTTCTGTGTCTTCAACAGGGCCACGAGCCAGCTGCTGTTTCATAAATTCTCTGTCTTTAAGTTCTTGAGCAGCTATACTTTCAGGTGTAGTCTTTTTTATTCCAAAACCACTGTTTCTAGGACTAGTTACATTTTTAACAATTGCATCATCTGTTTCTTTTTCTGGCAAGTCAGAAGCTGTCATACCACCTATTAAAGTGTTTCCTACATTAGTTAATCCTTGTATTGCTCCTAAAGTTGCAGATTGTTGTTGAGCTCTTAACACGTCGGCTTGGCTTTGTAATCTATCAAGTTTCGCAACGTCTCTAGTTTCTTGCATTTGCATTCTTTGTATTTCACCTTTACCTTTAGCAATATCTACTTGTAACTGGCCTTGAGCTTGTAGTTTTTGGTTGTTAACTTCTTGTTGTTCAATGCTAGCAGCTACACCTTGTTTAGATTTTAATGCGGCGTTAGCTATCGCAGTTGCTCCACCAGAAGCAGCTCCAGTTTCTCTCAATGTGTCTAAAGTGTTAGCTAAGGCTTGATCTGTTTGTTCCATTTTTATTTCTGCAGCTTGAGTAGCTACAGCTAAGTTTTTATATGGATTTTCTATTTGACCAAAAGCATTTGTTATTTTTTGCCTTCTGTCGTCATAGTTTTTTATTTCAGTCATTTTATTCCCATAATCAACTCTAGCTCTAATAGCTTGATAACCGTTAAAAAGAGCTCCAGCTCCAGCTATACCAGCTTTCATTCCGGTCCCTTTTACTAAGTCAAAATCTTTAAATATATTACTCATAATTTTTTATCTTGATGATATTACAAATTCCGATGATACAGCAAACATTTCTTTAGTTCCACCAACATTGGTAGTTAAATCTGTTGACATTTTTACTGTAGCAAAATATCCTTTTACGCCTGTCATAGAGTCTCCAAATACAACCTCGCCACTTGCAGCTGCAGTGTTGTTTACTAGATTAGCATAATATTTGTTTTCTTTCTGTGTAAACCCAGCTCTGTAAGGTATGCCGTTTTCAACATACAAACCTTCGTCGTAGCTTTTTACAGAATTAGTTTTGTCTAAATCCTCGTCTATATCAGGAATTATATTAGCAGCATCAGTTACAAAACTTTCAACCTGCCAACCATTGCTACCTTCGTAGTTTATAGTTTTAAAATTTTTGTTTGTTGATGGTCCTGGATTAAATATAAACGTTATAGAAGATTGGCTAGTAACTCCATAAAACTCATTAGCATTGGCTAAATTGTCATAATGTATATACAAAGAACCTTCTTTAGCTGTAAAATAGTTGTTTTTTAAACTAAATATAAGATCAGGTCTATATGTATAAAAAGTGTTCCAACCTTGAACTCTTTCATTGAAAGTAAGCGTACTATAGTAATCACTTGTTTCATCTATTGTTTTACTACCTGAGTTTCTCTGTAAAGAAATAGTATAATTATCTTTATAATTATCAAAACCACCTTCTACTTTATCTTTTTCATAATATAAAAATCTTATATTTGGAACCGCTGCAGTTCCTGGAGAATATATTTGCAAAGGTCCATTACTTAGATAAACTGCAAACTTAGAAGAACCTCCAATAACAACAGTACCAGTTCCAGTAACATAGGAGTTTATAGTAGTCCAAGTACCAGAATTATTAGGATCAAGATTAATTTGAACTTGAGAACCAATTGTTATATCGTTAAAATCATCTGCGCCTCTATTTACTAAAGCAACCCATGGTCCGGCTGGAGATGGAATAGCAACACCACCAGCTTGAGAAACTTGAGGCCCTTGAGTTATTAATCCACTTGCAGATTGATAATCCAAAACGTAAGATTTGCTATTAACTTGTAGTCTATCAGAAAGTTTAGCTAATTCGTCTCTAAAAAAGTCTTTCATGCCATACTGTGATATTTCAGTTATACCGTCTCTAGATAACCTTAAAATTGCATTTCGGTCTTTATCTGCAAAATATCTTCTAAATCCAAAATGAGCAAAGCTTTCAGGGTTTCTACTTATGCCATATTCACCTGTATAAGGAGTAACTTGGCCTATTACTACGTTTGAAACAGTATTCACAGGTGTTCCTTCAGCTGAATATATAGCATCTTTATCTATCAACGCTTGGCTAACTTTATTTTCTTGAAATATAGTTAAGTTATTGTCCATAGCATAGATAAGTTGTATTGATCCATTGTGAGGATCAACAGATTTAGTTATATCTTCACCTACAGAAAAAACATTAGTTCTATTTATGTTTGTTTTAGAATTAAAAACGCCTGAATACACTAAAGCATTAGATCTGTATCTAACGCTACTAGAATCTTCCATTAAGTAAGCTCTAACGCCTAAATCAACTTGAGTATTATTGTACCCACCTCTAATTCTTGATTCTTCAATAACCCAGGGAGAGCCATTTACAGCATTATATTCTACAGCTGGTTGCTCATACACATTTGAAAAAGGAGCTGTAGTTGAAAAAGTTGTACTACCAGCCCAATTAGGAAACCCATCTGCATTACTTAAAAAAGGTATACCAGGAAATAATCTAACAAAACTTGGGTTACTTGGATTAGCGCCACTATTTCCATTGTTAGTTATTTTAGGAGTTGTAATCTGTTTTAACCAAAACGAGTTGTAATATTTTACCTCTAAATTAAATGCCATTATCTAGTTATTATAAAGTGTACAGTGTAAGTATTAGATGGTAGTGATCCAGGAGCGCCGCTAGCATCATTAGCTATTAAATTAACAGCATATAGCCAAGCTCCTTTCCACTGGTTTTGACCAGGTCTATTACTTGGTAAATCACCATTAGATACTTTACCTCCTCCAGGTATAGTAAAGTTTAATTCAACTTGAGCATTAACCGTATTAACGTCTAAAACAAAGTTTTGCTTTTTACTAACATAACTGTCGTTATCTTGGTAATAGTATTTAGCATTTGATTCACTATTAAAAAATACATAATCTAAGTAAGCATCATATCTAGCAACTGAGTCAATTGAAAAGGTCATTCCTTCTAGTCTTTTAGTGCTAGCATAGTTTAAAGTTTTACTATCATTAGATGCGTTGTAAGGCGTTGTAACAGCCTCAAAACCGTTAGTAGAGTGAGATATAGTGCATATAGGATACTTGTATTGGTAAAAAGAACTATTAGTATAATCGTTTACATTTTGGTTTTCTGTAAAAAAAGATTTATATACACCACTATAAGGGACAGCAGAGTTATAAGGCTGTGGATTATTAATATCTAAAGCTGATATACTAGTGGTAGATGTTGATGCTAGAAAAGCAGCTGTAGATGCGTTAACTAGTTCTGAATTAGGATTACTTAAAATTGGATTAAAAGCAAGTTCAGATACAGAGACTCTATTTAGTGATGGAGCAACATTACTTAAATCAATTTGTTCTGTAACTTGCTTGTCAGGTTGACCATCTACAGAAAGCCTAAATGTAACATTGTAAGTATTTTTTACTTGAGAATTTGACAAATAAGGTATTCTACCAAAAGAAGAAGAAATAAGTCTAAATGTTGCGGGAGTGCTAGGAGCTACTGGCGTTTGAACTCTATCAATAACAAATGGTGAATTTGAAACTGGATCGCCATTACCATTGGTAACGTTGTCTATGACTATATTAGTTGTTGAGTCTTGTACTGGAGTACCTCCAGAGTTTAGTATTTGAAAAACATTAGTAACAGGCTGCGATACTAAAGTGCTTTCTAACCATCCAGTACTTACTACTGGTGACAAGCTATTTGGAGCTTTAGTGTTGTAATCTCCTTGACTGTTTATACTGGAGTTTAATTCAGATATAATTCCAGCTGAAGAAGTTTCATAATATATATCTATATTAGATTTAAAAGGCTCTGTTTCAAAAACCATTAGTTTTTGTGCAAAATCCCAATTAGGGTCTTGTTGAGAAGTTGCTGTAAAACCCATTCTATCACCTACTTCTATAGTAGCTATTAGTGGATTTTTATTATTTTTTAAGAAAAAAGGATCTACTTCTCCTTGTGCTCCAGGGTATATAAACGTGCCTACTGCATATTGAGATGCACCACCAGCGCTAGGGTCTGGATTCATATTTACATAATATAAATCTAAATTCTTTTTAGTAGTCCATTCTCCAAGCTCTGAAAAAGGTCTGATAGTTGTAACCTCCTGCTTGGATACTGTTAAGTTTTGCTCGCTTATAGTAGGTATTGTAACTACTGGAGGAGTCGCCCCGTCTTTAACGTCTGCATGCGTTTGCTTAACTCTATTATAAAGAACTACACTAGATCCATATATTTCGTCTGTAGGCCCAACTTCTTTTAAATCTCTTGGTATTTTATTTATATTGTCGTTAAATAAAGCTATACTAGCAATTTCACCTGTCTGAGAATATAATAAACCTTTAACATTGCTAGCTGTTACTGCATCGTTTTTAGTATATATTATATTACCACTCAATGCTCCTGGAACATAAATATTATAATAATCTTGCTCCTGTTGTTTAACTACAATTTTATATGTATACCAACCTAAAGGATTTGTACCTTCCACCCATGTTCCACTATATGTTGAAGTTTTTAACTCTGGTATTTTTTCTGCAAAAGATATTTGAAGAGAATCACCTGGCCAAGACAAAGTATCTGTGCCGCCTCCAGTGTATCCATTAAATATTGTAGAATTAAGACTAAGAGAAGAACTATTATCATTAATTATAACATTAGAAGCTCTACCATATCTATCTTGAAGAACTATACCAACTTGGTAAGATCTGCCTTGTTTTAAAGTATTGTTTAAAAACTCTTTATTAGTATTTAAAGTTGTATCGCCTTTTTTAACAGTACCTAAAGAATATTCTAAACTAAGAGGAGTTTCGTTATTTTGCAAAAAATTACCATATACTATTCTATTACCTACTACCTCTTGTGTTTGCGCTCTCATTGGCACTATGTCACTAACTCTTGTAACCTCTTCGTCAGTTAAAACTTTAATAGGTTTTTCAGAACTGTAATTATATATGTATGTAGAGTTAAGAGAAGCAACAGTGTATTCAGCTGCTGTGCCATCGCCTTGTATAGGTACTTCTATAATATCACCTACTCTATAACCTTCACCACTTTTGTTAACAGTAGCTGAAGTTGTTTCACCAGCAGCGTTCACTATTAAGTCTAAAGTTAAGCCAGATCCACTGCCTCCAGTAGTTGCTTTGTTTGTAACAGTTCCTGGCGCTGGAGCAAATCCACTTCCTGCTGATTTTAAAGTCATAGTGCTAGGTGAACCTGCTAGGTTGCTAACTTTTACATCTGCTATTACTTTAACATTTAAATCGTCTGAAGCTTTATATAGCAATTGTATTTCACTTACTTTCAACTTATCAGCAAGTTCGCTGCTTTTATATGGTAAATCTATAACTAAACCAGCTGTAGTTACTTGATTTTCCATAAAACTTACTATACTAGACTCTTTTGTTCTTTCGTCGTCACCTTGTATAAAATACCCATATTGTTTTGGTATAAAAGCATGTTGAGTAAATGGAGCAGTTAAAGAATACTCATTATCATCGTATTTAAATCTATAGCTAAATCTAACAAATTTATCTTCTAAAAGCTTTTTATCACCTTTAAAAGCTGAATTATAGTCCGGGTTTTGAATTTCAAAAAGAAAAGTTCCATTACTCCAACCTAGCTCAGTTTCTATGTCTAAAATAGGACTAGGAGTACCTGATACATTTTTCTTTAAAAAAACTTTAGCTGGTACTGTTGATATGTCTATGTTTTGTACATATGCATAAATATTTTCAGAATCGTCTGCACTTTTAACTCTTATAGGTTTTGTTGGAGTATTACTACCTAAATGATTTGCAATGTTAGTGTAGGCTAAATTAGTTCCACTAGTCTCTTCATCAAAAACTAATGTATCAGCTGTGCCTGCAGAGCCTTGTAGTATTTGACCTGGCGCTCCAAAAAAAGGCGCTAACCATTCATCTACTTCGTTTTTTAAAGTAGATTTAACTACTCCGTTTACTGTTTTAATAAATGATATAGATTTATATGGAGCATATTTAGCTACAGATATATGATCTTCATTAGTGTAGTAAACTAATGGGTTGGCAATAGCGTTATCTACGTTTATTTTTCTAGGTTGATTTCTATTATCTGTCCAAAATAATAAATTTTCAATCATGTTAACTCCACAAATTGGGTGAGTTTTAGAAAAATTTAAAAAAGTTCCAGAAAGTAAAACGCTAAAATTAATATTGCTAATACTTATTTCAGAAGAACTAGACACGTTGGGTAGTTGACAATAACATATGTAATTAGCTCCTCCATTTCTATTAAAAACATACCCTGGTTCATTGGCTGTTTTATTTTCAATAGCTAAATTGCTTAAGCTGTCGGTTGAAGCATCTGTATAATTAGTTAAAAAGAAAAATATTCTATTATTAGCTAAATCAGAATATTGTCCTATTATTTCTAAATTAAAATCAGTTAAACCAAAATTAGTTAATAATTTATTACCTCTAATATTTTCTAAAGATCCTACACTAGCATCTTCAGAAGCACTAACACTAGCGTTTTGAGCATCTCTATATTCACCATTAGGCATTATTCTAGCCTCTAAGTCTTTATTCATTTTAGACTTAAGAAAAGTATTTTTAATTTCTGGCATAATTAATGTTTAATCCATTTAGATTTACCACGCATTATTTGAGTGAATTCACTTAATTTTATATTAGATAATCTTATTTTAGCGTTTCTAAGTGCACTAGATCTATCTCTTTTAAATCTGTTTATAATATACTCAGGAATATTAGCCCTACCTGACAGTATTGAATAAGCTATATGCATGTACATCGCTTGTTCTGCCATTTTAGGTACTCTAGTTTCTGCATCGATTGCTAAACCGTCTGATATATATTCTAGTATTATCAATTTATTTGCTAAATCACTAGAAAAATTAAAAGACCCTGTTCTTTCGTTTATAGTAAACCAACCATTTTTTTGTGAAACTTCAGGTTCTAAACCATATCTTTGTCCATAAGCCAGCTTGTCCCAGCCCCAGTTATATACATTAGCTGTTTCAAATATCTCATTAGTTATTTCACCTGTTAAATTTAATGAGTTATTGTTAGCCCATTTAGTTTCAGTTTCTGATTGTTCAGCTAAATTATTGCTTCCATTTCCGTTTTGAGTTGGCACACCAGATCCGTCTTGTATAAGCAGCTCTGTTGGATTAGAAGTTAATGTAGTTGGATATATTATATGTTTAACACCTGCTGCATCAACCCAAGATAAATTAACATAATTAACATAATCTTGAGGTATTATTAAAGAAAGACTAGGTGGTATAGTTAATTCTTGAGACTTCATGCTTCTTAGTGTATCATAACTAAATTCTTGTAAACCTCTTTTAGCGTGGAACATTATATCAGTTCTTTTAGCGTTTGGTATTAATTTACCAACTCCAATATATGCTACAATAAAATTATTTATAATATCATTTAAACTTATATACTCGTAATTGCCGTGGTTGCTATCTATAGCTGCTTGATTTAGTTGCACTACTACTGTAGCTAGATTAGCTGGCGCAATAGCAAAAGTTATAACATTACCTACAAATGTAAATGCGCCTGGTGCCGCGTTGTTTACTTTTACTGTAAAGTTAGTAGCAGTAAGTTCAGTGTTAAATGTACATGTGAATACTGTGTTAACACCATCACCTATAAAAGCTTGTTGACCAGAATAATATTGTGCATTTGTTTCAGTTAATAGTCCCATGTATTAAGATTTTTCATTAATTTTGTCTTGTTGTAATTCACTTTGAGCTACTTGAATTATTTGAGGATCTCTTATAACTATTCCAGCGTATAATAATATGTTTAATATAAGTTCTGTTTGTTCAGATGTTTGTAATCCAAAATCTATATAACCCTGTTGTGATCCTGAGAATAAGTTAGCTTCTGTTAGTGTTACTGACAAAGTTCCAGTTGTATTTGCTCCAAAATTTTGCGTAAAAGTTATAATGTCTCCAGCAATATACCCAGATCCTTGAGAAACTACAGTTATATTAGTTACAGTAGCTCCAACTACAGTTACATCAAAAATAGCACCTGTTCCACCACTGGCTGGAGGTGTGAAAGTGGCTGCAGAGTAAGTATTGTTAGTGGCAGAGGCAATGTTTGAAGTTATAGAAGTTGTTATAGGTCCTATATTGATAGCTGTAGCTACATAAGGGTAATTAGTGAATACATATTGTCCTAAACCACCTATGTTATATCCCCATCTAATATCTGTAGGCTTTTTAACATATTGCATTTTAATATGGTCTACATTAATTATATCCGTAGGATAAACTATGCATTTGTTGTCTTCGTATAAATATACGGGAAAATTCTTTGTTGGGGTTGTTAATGGAGCTTTTCTTATATTGTAAAACTCAGATCTACCTAATCTTTGCATTTCAGGGTAGATGTTAGAACTTGGTTCATAGGTAACTGAACCTAGCTTATACAGCTCAGAAGGAACTGTAAATATATTAGATGTTGGATTTGTAACGCCTATAGCTTTTTCAGCTACAGTTTGATCGTTTTCAGTTTTAAATTCTGCAATTTTTTCATCAGTTAAAGCAACTCTATTAGCATAATCCATATCTGTTTGAGGAGTACGAACCTGTTGGTTTAAATCCTCAAAGCATTTTTCAAAGAGTTCTCTTTGAACTTGAGTACCTATTTTATTAAATTCATCAGGAGTCATATAGCCCCTTTGTTCTTTGTTTAAAATAAGTAATACAGTTTTATATACAGTATCTACGCTTATTGCCATTTTTAATATTTTAAAAAGAGAGGTTACTTGTGTAACCCCTCATATTTATAGTCACTTGTTATTTAAACTTTTTCTCTATTGATTTGTAAACTTCAACACCTTCATCTGTTTTAAACCACGCAGCCATTGCTGAATATGGGTTTTCATCAAAAGGAACGTTCATTAGTTTACGGCCATTACTAGCCCAAGTAAAAGTTCTTTGATCTTGCGCTAAACTAACAATACCAGCTTCAACAGCTCGTATACCAAAGTTTCTAAGTTCAACGTTTTCATCATTAACTAATTCTAAGAATAATTCTGGATTACCCTTAGCAAATAGTAGTAAATCTCTTTTAAGTTCTTTAGAACTCATTTTAGATACTCCTGAGCCTAATTCAACTCTTAATATAGCTTCAGCTTTGTCTACGTCCATATTTATAGCCATAGCCATTGCTTCAACTTGTAATTCTAAGTTATCTAGTTCATTACTTGCTTCAATTACTTCATCTCTTTCAGCATATATCTTATTCTTGTTAGGATGATATAATGATAAAAGCTTTTGTAAAGCTTGCTTGTCTCTAGGTACCATTAAAACACCGTTTTCAAAAACAATATGACCTAGTGTTGCTGTACCTTTTTGTTCATCCATAAATGGACTTTTCATATTAGTAGCGTATCTAAGCTCTCTATTGTATTGCTTTTCTTCATCAAACCACATTAAAGGTTTTCTTGAAGAGTGTTTAGAATTTATTCTAGTTGTTAAAGGTGATTGACCATGAAGTAAATGGTAGTATCTATCTTTTATTTCCCAAGTATCTTTTTTTACTTGAGGTTTTTTATTTTCTTTTGTTTCCATAATATAATATAATATAATAATTAAAAAAGACCCCGCCGAAGCGGGATCTTATTGTTTTTTTTTACAAGCTCGCGCCAGTAACAGTTAAGTCTGTCTGACTTAATTTTACTAATTTACCGGGGCCTGCAGCTCCGTCCATTATGTCAATTGCGTCAACAACTAACTGTACGTCAGCTTGAGTTAAGTTACCACCAGTAGATGCAATAGTTGTTTTAGCGCTTCCACTATAAGCTATTACAATATTATTACTGACTTCTTTTACACTTATAACACCATCAGCTGATGCAATATCAAAAGCCGTTCCAGCTTTTTTCAATTTTATATGTCCCATAATTTCTATTCTTTTAAATGTTAATAATTATATAGTTGACTTAAATAACACGAAGTTATTAGCAGCTTGTGTAACTAAACATCTTTCAGATAAGAAATTAACAGTCATTGCATCTAAATCAGAAGTGTAAGCACCTCCAACAGATCCAGTAACCCATGACTTCATTCTACGATCATCAGCTTCAGAAGCTCTATATCTTACATGTAAGAAAGGTCTTCTAATGTTAGATCCTAAACTTTGATCATAAACAGTTGATGTTCCAGCAGGAATCATAACTCCGTCAATGTCTCCGATTAATCCTCTTGTTGAAAAATCATTTAGATATTTCCAGTCAGTCTTATAAAAATCATAAGAACCTCTTCTAAATCCTGAAAATCCAAAATTCATTGCCATTTCAGCTTCGTTGTCAAAAAGACCGTAAGAAGCAGCTTGTGTACCAGCATAACCTCCACCAGCTTGAGCAGCAATCATATCATCAAAATCAAGAGCAGTAGCTCTAGATAAAAATAACATGTTTTCTTCAATAGCACCTTGTGTATCTAATTGTTTTAGGATAGTATCAAAATCACCTAATGCACCAGCTCCAGGAGCAGCAGCACCAGCAAAATCGTTATAAACGTTTCCTCTTGCTTCAATAGCAGCAAACAAACCTTCAGAACCATTGTTAGCTTGAACACCATTACCTGGATTAACAAGACCATTAGCACCGTTAAGTTCAGCTTCAACCATAGACATTTCTAGGTAATCTTCAAATCTTAATCTTGTTTCAGATTCAGACTTTAAATACCATAAGTATCCATTTGTTCCATCTTCAGTAGCAACTTCTACCCAACCAATTTGAGCTGTATCAGAACCTGATACTTCAAACTTATCTCTTAATATAATTGGTTTGTTAGAAAATTGTTCTAAAGTTGGTTCAATACTTGACATGTTTTGGTAATCTCCAACAGTACCACCAGAACCTTTAGCAAATTCAGAACCGTATACAAAAGTTTTAACAGATGTTCCAGCGCCTCCTAATGCAGCAGCACTAGCAACTTGGTAAGTCTGAAAAGTAACAGTAGCAGTTGTAGCTGTAGCAGCGACAACATTACTAACTCTAGCTTTAACAGTGGCTAATCCATTAGATATAACTATTGTATTACCTATTTTTATAGCGCAAGTTTTACCAGTCTCAATCGGAACAGTCATAGAAACAGGTGCAGCACCTATTAAAAGACAAGCTTCATAAGAAACGTGTAATCTATTTTGTTCAGACCAAATTACTTGATCAGATGTCATAGGCATTTCAGCGCCTACCATTCTCAAGAAACCACCTAAAGTTCGGTTTCCGTATCTTTCTACTTCAGCTTCATAAAGCTCAGGTAGATATTGTTGTGCGAAAGTTCCACCACCAGTAGCACTATCAAAACTCAAGTAATTTGACGCTAACGTCATTTGAGTTTGATGAGGTATTAAAGTAGCAGGAAACGATCCGCTTGTATTAAAAGCCATAATTATATGTTTTTAGTTTATTTATTTTTATTTATTCTTAATTTTAACTTTGAACTATCCACACCACTAATTGCTTTTACTTTCATTCCTCCAATAAAAACATCTCCCGTAGACGTTGGTCTAAGTTCATTGTTTAAATTTTTAGATTTAGCCATTACATCTTTAACAGCATCGGCCTTGCCTTGCTCATAAAAATGATTAGCGATAGTATCAGCGTTTTGTGCTGCAAAAATAGCTTTGTGATAACCTTTATAGTCTTTAACTTCCCCTTTATTATCTAAGAACTTCCCGATTAGGTTCGTAAGATCAGATTGATTACTAGCAACAGATTCTATATCATTAACACCGTATCTAAATTTCTTTTCATTTAAATTAAACTCAAAACCTTTGAACTCGTTATTAAAGAAATTTTTAGTAGTTGATTTAAACGTATCGTGTTGCTGTTTAACCATTTTTTGTTCTTCGTTGTGTCTATTGAAAAAGTCCATAGCTTTTTGTTGTTCCTGAGTAACGCCCGGTCTCAACTTGATCTCGTCGTAATATTTACTCTTGGTTTCCTCTAAAAAGTTAGTGGCTTTGGCAATTTCTTCTTTGTAAGCAAGTTTTTTCTTTCTTATATCTCGCTCTTCATCCAAATCTTCATCATATGAAAAGTTATCTTCTAATAAAAAGTTAACTTCCTCCATGTCAAGATGTGGCTTAGTCTGTTTGTAATACTCTTTTAATAAAGTATCTTTATCTACATTTGAGTAATCAGCGTTTAATCTAACATAGTCCTCAACTGTTCCACCTGTATCTTCCATAAAGCTTACCAGTTTTTCTATGTTTTCTGGTAGTTTTATTTCTGGTTGTCTTTCAGCAACGTCTTCTACTATAGGTGCTTTTACTTCTTCAGCAACTTCTTCTTCTGTAATTTCAGATATAGGAGATGTAGTTTCTTCTTTTGTTTCTACTACTTCTTCCTTAGCTTCTACTTTTTCTTCTTTAATTACAGGTTCTTCTTTAATAGTTACTTTATCTACAGGTTTTTCTTCTTCTTTAACCTTTTCTTTTTTAGATAAATCTATTTTAGATGTTGTTGCTTTTTTATTAGTAAGTTTTTTTACTTTAGGTTTCTTAACCTTAAACTCACCTTGTTCTAATTCCCCTTTGGGGTTTTCTTTTATTTCTTCTGACATAATATAATATAATAGTTAATATAAAATTATTTAGGGCCAAACTGCTCTAAACCAAAACCGCCCATAGTATCATTACCTGCGGATTCAAAGTTTTTAGGTAATAAATCATTTTTTCTTTGATCTATAAGTTCAGACTGTTGCGTAGCTTGCATTTCTGTTCTTTGATCTTTTCTATCTTCTTTATAAGCTTCATCTTGCTGCTTAGCTTTAGACTGAGCTTGAGTTAACTGCATGTTGTAGTTAAACTCTAATTCCATTAATTGTTGTTTGATCTGAGCTTCTCTTTCCATTTTCTGTATAGCAAATTGAGATTTAGCTTGTTCGTAGTTAATGTTTTGTTCAGATATAACTTGTTGCTTTTGAGCCTCTGCTAAAGATATTTGTTCAGCTGCTTGAGCATTCGCTTGAGCTTGTGCTTGCATGTTCTGCTGTTGTATTTGCTGATCTTTAACTTGTTTTTCTTTTCTTCTTTTCTTAAGCATTTGATTAGCTAACTTTAAATTGTTAACTTGTCTAATATCAATTGCATCTTCAAGATCTATTTGACCACCTTTTAAGGCTATTTGTATATTCTGCTCTAACACTTGCTTTTCTTCTTCATCAGGCTCTAATTCTAAGAAAATACCAAAGTCATGCATATTAACTTTAGATAACTCTTGCAGTGTAGCTACATTGTATCTAGATATACTAGAGGCTAATGTTTGCATAGTTAATGGAAACATTAAAGCATCAGCTATTCTTAATGATATGTTTTCACAAGTTCTAAGAGTTAAGTATAAGCTAGCTTGTAATATATGTCTAGTTGCTACATTTGAGTTAGCCGCAGCTAGTTTTTGTAAACCAACTAATGATTGCTTATCTGGCAGTGTACCATCTCTAGCTTCATTAAGACCCGTTACGTCTCTAATCATTTTAAGATAATACTCGTAAGTTTGTATTAATGATTGCATTTTATTACCACCAGAGCTAGACTGTAATTCTTGTATAGGAACTTTACCTGGGTTCATACCACCGTCTTGAGTCATTGATCTACCAACTACAGAACCTGTTTGAAAATACATGTTCAAAGCTTCAGATGGATTATAATTAGTACCATTACCTAAGTCTACTTCTGCTAAACCATCCATGTCTAAGTAAACCCCATCAGGAACTACTCTAGACATTACCTGTTGCAGTTTTAAATGTGTTAGTTGTATCATATCAGCAAAACCAGTTATCCTGCTTACAATTGATTCTATACGACCTTTGTACATTCTAGGAGCTACGATGTTATAGTTCATATTAACTTTAACAGTATCAGCATAAGGTCTAGTCATATTCTCAGCTAGTTCCCACCTTAATATCTTGTTATGACCTAGTATTTTAGCTCCAGAATAAAGAACTTCAATAGCTCTAAATGCTTTTGAAAATGAATCTGTTTCTGGCGGATTAAAAGTATCAGTTTTTTCTATAGCTTTTTCAAGACCATTAGCTGTTTCTTTTATTTTAAACACTTGGTTAGCATAAGTTTTGTATTCAAAATACATTACTTGAACCGTATTATCATCATAACGACCACTCCAGTTTCTAGTGTAGTTTTGATTACCTGGATATTTTTGTATTTCTTTTAATTCTTCAGCAGTTAAATAAGGAAATTGTTTTTTAAGCTCTGGTAAGCTAATTGATTTAACTTCACCTACGTAATATAAATCTTCAAAATTAGGATCTTCACTATATGAGTAAACTAAACTCGCTGGATCAACATAATCTAATGTAACCCCTTCAGATCTATTAAAATCAGTTTTAACAGCTGATATACCTAGTACAGTTAAATCATAATTTAATCTTCTTCTAATTAAATCGTATTTGTTATTAGCTAATACATTATTAATTATTTCTTCTTCAGCTACTTCAATAGATTCTTTATAACTCATTTGCATGTGAAGTTCTATGTCTTCTTCACTTTCCATACCAGCAGCTTTACCGTTAGAAGCGGAAATATCTAAACCAGTCATATTAGCAATCTTGTTTAGTAAATCTTTTTGCATTACATCTTTTTGTAAAGCTTCAGCATATGCAGTTCTCCTGTGTAGCGATTCAGGATCTTGAGCGTAAGCTTTAATCTCATAGTTTCTTTGAGACATACCATTAACAACTATATCAACAAACTTAGGAATTACTGGTACAGGTTTCCAGTCTAAATTTAAATAAGATAAATCACCATTTATAGAAAGCTCGTCTTTATATTTTTGTACAGATTGTTCTCCTCTTGCATATAATCTTAAATTGTGAAAAGAGTTATAATTACTACCAAACCTGTCCGTAAAGCCATTATCATTAGTAAACCACTCAGACTCTATAGCTCTACCAACCTGTAAACCATACTCATAAGTAGCTTTTTCTGCATCTGGTACTACCTGATCTGGAAAAGAACTATTGTAATTAGTATTTATCATTTATTTTATTTTTGAATTATAACCTGTGTTATCATATTTTTTAATACCTAAGTTTATGGATTTTTTTTGTCTAACAGCTACAGGTGTATACCTGTTTTTATTACAAGCCATTATAGCTAAACCTGAACTTATCGAAGCATCGTGCTTTGTTCTATTATTTATATTGAACGCTGCCCAGTCTTCTAATGTTTTTTGATGGTACATATCTCCATGACCTAATTCACTAGATCCAACATATTCTTCTATGTAAGACTCTATAGCTGCGGCATGTGATTGTTTAATATCTTCACTTGAATTAGGTATTCCACCTATTTCTCTTTCTGTTGTAGAGAGTTTGTTCCAAATTTTATCAGGACGATTAATTGAGAAACCTCTATAACCTCTACGTTTAAAATAATACAATAATCTAGGCTTGTTATTCTCAGCAAGTATTGGCATGCCATAAAATACACAAGCCATTAAAACATCTTCAAAGAATATTTCAGCTGTTTGAGGCCTTGATATATATTCTAAGAAAAAATGATTAGGCGGTGCATCTTCCATTGAAAACTTAGTTAATCCGTGTAAAGCTCCATTAGAGCCTTTACCATCAACAGTACCGCTAATGTCGTAACTATCACAGCCGAAAGCTCCAATATGTTCGTTACCAGGATATTTACCTCCATTTTTGTTAATTATTCTATTTTGAATATTAACTGGTGGCACCCAGCTAATTTTAAATCTTCCATCTTTATTAGGTTTAAATAAAACCTTAGAATCTTTAATACCATTTTCCCAAGAAAAACTACCTATTGTAATTGCTGCTTTGTTATTAGCTTCTTCATTGTAATCTATTTGTTGGTATATTTTAGTTAGATTAAATAAAGATGATTTAGCTTCATCCCTAAAAGCGTGTTGTTCAGTTCTTGGAAACTGACGGTAGTATTCGTTTAAACTGTCTTGATCTGATTTTAAACCGTCAACTTCGTTTTCCCAGTGTTCAATAACTCCTGTTGTAATTTCATAACCATCAACTCCTTTGACTGGATTTTTACCTCCAATGAAGACAGGTAATCCATAAGTATCGATGAATCCTTCGTAGTTCCACTCCATAGGAACGAACAAGCTATAGAGTCCAGAAGATGTTTGTCCGTTTCGATTTCTTTTATTAACGTCTGAATTGTTGTATAATTTTTTAAAATTGTCTCCATCTTTATCTAAAGCATTTGAAGTTGAGCCCATCATACATTTACCTACGATTCTTGATCCTAGCCTTAATGTAGTTTTTGTAACTCTCCAGTTGTTTAATATATTATCAGGTCTTTCCCATTTACCACTTTCATCATGAGCTAATAGTTTTAGCTTTTCACCATCATAAGAGTTATCACCTGTATTTTTCCAATCAATAGTTGTATCAAGTCCGTCTAATTCTCTAAGCTGTTCATTGCTTTCCAACTTTTTTCTAGTAAGTTTGGATGCTGGAACCCTATATGCCAACTCAGTCTTTGGCCGATCCATACCGTCTTGAATTGGTTTGAAGAAAAATGGATAGTTAACTGATATTGGTACAACTTTATCTGTAAACATTTTTTTTGCATCTGCACCAGATTTAGAAAGTATGCCAAATCGTGAATCACTAGATATTGTTGCTTGGTTAACAAGCTCTGCTGACGACATAAACGAAAATCCAGATCGTCTGTTTTTGAGGTAGCACATCCCGTAGCATCTGTTATCTGCTTTACATGCTTCCCAAAATATAAAGAAGAGTCTGTTTGCTTCTCTATAGTCTGGTGCTCCAACGTCAATCTTTGACCATTGCAAGTACATGTAATGAGTACCAGTAATGTAAGTAGGAGTGCCATTGTTATAAAAGCAATATCCTTGTTCCCGTCTAGTAAATTCATTATCAATATAATCGTACCACTTTTCTTTAAATTCAGCTGGATATTCCTCCCAGTCAAACCTACTTTTAATTCTACTTAATTCTTTTGGATATTCTTGCTTTTCCCAGTATTGTTCCGCTTTTTCTTTACTTCGTTTAAACGGTTCATTTGTTGCTGGTAAAGCAATCCTGAGATTTTGTATTTCAATGATTTGTCCAATTTTTCCAGTTTTACTTATTACTATAAAATCATAATCAGAGTTGTAACCATAATCCCATTTTTTAAATCTATTGTTTTTAGCTAATATCTTAGGATTTACAACGTCCTTAATTTCTTTCCAAAGAGTTTGCTCGTAACTCACTTACTTCTCCC